GACGGTCACGAGAGCGGGCCTCGAGGCTGACACACGCACGATGGTGGGCAGGCCATCGTTGGCGGCGTCTGCCTGCGCGTTCGCATCGTTCGCGTCCGGGCCCGGCTCGCCTGCTCGCTTCGCGTCCTCGTTCGGCGAGCTGACCGGCTGAGCGCCGCGCGCGGAGGGCCGCGAGGCCGGATCGACTGCGGCGCGGGCCGCACTTTTCTTGGTTGCCATGTTCGAGCGCTCCTCAGGTGATCGTGTAAGTCGGGGTCACGTTCACCACGTCGGTCGAGACAACCGCTCGATCGCCCCCGGTGAACAGCACCGCGTTGTAGAGCACGCCAGTGGTGCCGTCCTTCGTGGTGACGGTGTTCGTGAAAAGGCCTTTGATCGTGCCCGTGCCGGTGAAGGTGAACGAGCTCGCGGCGCTGGCCGTCTTGCTGCCGCCGCTCGCTGCAGTCGCTGCGGTGAGGGCCGGTCGGTTGCCGGTGTAGGTCGGCGCATTCGTGCCGCCTGCCTCAGTCCAGCCCGCATGCGATGCCATCGTGTCAGCGGCTGCGATCGCGCTGTACGACACGGAGCTGATCAGGCCGACGAACCACGCCGCCGTGTAGCCCGAGCCTGCGAAGTACTTGTCCAGCAGGTCGTTCTTCCCGACAGTGGTGACGGTGTTCAGCGACTCATCGAGCCACTTGCGGCGCATCAGCTCCGACTGCAGCCAAGCGTCGTGCGCCGCCGCCTCCTCGTGCTTCTCGCGCGAGCGCAGGAACGACACGCGCCCCTGCTCGCGCTTCAGCATCTGGATCGTGACGGTGCGTTTGCGCGTCAGGCCCTCGGTGCGGAACAGCGCGCGAGGTGCGCGCATGCCCTCGGTGGCGAACAGCGCCGCCACTGCTTGCGCTCGCGCGCTGTCGGCTGAGCCGGCAATGTCTTGTGCTTTCACTTCGCCCCCTTGCTCATCTTCGAGTCGGCGACGGCGCGCGCGCCTTTGCCGACCTTCGCGGACTTCGCCGGCGCGGTCGCTGCGGGCTTGCGCGCCGCTGCGGCTGCGATCGCCGATTCACCGCTACCCGGCGCACCGTCGCTCGCGAGCAGCGTGCCCTGCTCCATGCGCTCGGCAGTGCGCTCGCCGCCGACCGTCGCCCCTTGCTTGTCGAGCCGCTTCGCGTACTCGTCGTTCCCCCGGATCACGCCCGCTTTGCGCATCTGCGCCTCGTCGGTCGTGTTGAACTCGGCACGCTGGCCGGAAGGCCCTGCGTTCGAGCGATCGGAGGTCAGCTTGCCCGCCTTGTCGAGCGCCTCGTCGCTCTCAGCCTTCGAGCCGCTGCCGTAGCTCGCGAGCTTCGCGTCCACCATCTGTTTCGCGAAGTCCGCATCCATGTTGCGGCCCACGTCGCCTGCTTTGAAGGCACCAAAGATCGGGCTCACGACCTCGGTGTTGAACACAATCGTTTTTCCGCTCATCGCTTTTGCTCCTGATAGAAAAAGGCCCGCCGCTCTACTCGAGAGTGGCGGGCAACGGGTCCGGGACAACTGCACCCACAACGACCGGACCCCTCGGACTCGTCCAGCAGCTCAGGCCGGGGTGATATCGCCGCCGCGAATCGCGGCAGGAATTTCAACCGCCAGCATGAGGCGACGCTCGGCTCGGATCGTGATCAGGTTCTTGGTGAAGTTGTCGGCGTCGCTCTCGCTCATTTCGACAACGGTGCCTTCGCGGTTGTAGACCGCAGCCGCCATCCGGTTCAACACGAGGAACGTGTCCACCGGCATCGCGTTCGTCGCCAGCACCGGCAGGCCCCACAGGCGCGGCTCGATGCGGCCCTGCGGGTCGCCGATAAGGTAGTTGTTCTGCGTATCGACCATCAGCTCGATGTCGGCCCAATCTTGGGCGTTCATGATGATGTAGTCGGCAGGGTAGTCGGCTGCTGCCAGATCCCCGATGACCTTGCGGATCAGGCGCAGGCGCTGATTGACTGCACCGAGCACCGCCGACGTGTAGCCGTGCGGCGTGTAGTTGCCGGTCTTCAGCAGGCCCGCGATGTTCGGCGCAGTGCCGTTGCCGCTCACGAGCTGATCTTCGACTCGCTTGTCCACCCCGTAGCGCATGCGCTGATTGATGTACGCGACGAGGGCCGGTGCGTCCTTCGACAACTGGCGGCTGATCTTGATCCAGTGCGCGACCGTCGTGACCGGCATGTTGATCAGCTCGAACGTGATGCTGGACTCAGGCTTTTGCGCGCCTTCAGCGACTTCCGCCGCGTTGTTCGTCCACAGCAGCTCGCGCGTGTACTCGACGGCGTTGCTGTCGGTCGTGCGTGCGTTCAGGAAGTTTTCGATCGTGAACTGTCGGAAGGCACCGGGCAGCACGCCGTCGCGGCGGTCAGCCGGAACGACCACGTTCGAGGTGAGCACGGTGTTCTTCTGAACCGTGCGCGCATCCTGCTGCGCGGCATTGCCGAGCACGCCTTTCAGCTCGAAGCGGACTTTCTGGAGCTGGCCTTCGCACCAGCTCTTAAAGCGCTCGGACTTCACGACCTGATCGCCCATCGACTCGACGGACGGCTGCGTGTCGTCCTGCTGACCGCCGCCCTTCTGTTCGAGCTGCAGCAGCCGGGTGGCCTGCTCGAGCTGCGTCTGCCCGAGCTTCGTGATGGCGTCCTGCGTTTCCTTCGACACCTTGCCGATGGTTTCCAGCTCGCCCTTCGCCTTTGCGGCGAAGTCGCCGACCGACTTCTCGATCGCGTCCAGCGCGTCGTTCAGCTTGGGGTCGCCGAGGTCAACGCGACCGAACTGCGCGGCGCGACCAGACGGCCCGCCGAAGATGATCGAGGCGACGGCGGCGGTGATCGCTGCCAGAGAGAAAACGGGACGACGACGATGTGCGTATTTCACGGTAGAGCCTTTCAATGCGGGGTTGGGGTCAGACCTTCGAGGGCCATGCGGTCAAGTCCGCGAGGCGCTTCAGCCGGTCGTTCATCGCGCGTTCACTCGCCTCTGCGGCCTTCGTCACGGTTCCCCCGTCAGCGAAGATCGATTTGGCGCGGGCGACCAGCGCTGCGGTCTGCCCCTTGCTGAATCCCCCTGCGTCCCGCAAAAGGCGTTCAAGTTGTCGAACGGTGTCCACACCGTCCAAGAATTCTTCGAGGTCTTCACCCTTCACCGAGGCGAGGTCGATGCGGGCATTCGCGTCAGCCGGGAAGGGCACCGGGCTCACTTCGACCAGACGCGTGAAGGTCTTAATGATCGTCGTGCCGTCTTCCAGCTCTTCCATATCGCCGGACTTCACGAAGCCGCCGATGCTGAGGCCGTCTAGGGTGCCGTGCTTCAGCGCTGCGCCCACATCCACCGCCTTGGCGAGGCCGGGGGTCAGCTCGCCTTTGACGAACAGGCCGGTGTCGTCCTCTTTCACGGTGGTGTACTTGCCGATCGGCATATCCCACTCGTGGCCGTAGAACATCTTGGGCTTGCCGTTCTTGCGCAGGGTGTAGGCGAACGCGCCCGCAAGGATCGTGTCGCCTTGCGAATCCTTCCCGCCGAACTTCGATGCGTAGCCCTCGAACGTGATCGGGCCGTCGCCTTCGGCGAGCCTGAGCTGGCAGTCACTCAACGAGAGCTGTTTGCGGATCAGCATTGCGTGCCCCTGTCTGCTTTCCTAGTAGATCGATCGGCATCTGTGCCGACTGCGCGGTGAGTATGCCCGCCGCGCCGCCTTTTGGCGGCAGGTCTTCGAGCGCGCGGCACTCGTCGCGCGTCACGATGCCGTTCGACGTGCCGCTCGCGTACAGCTCGTAGCGTTCCTTCGCGCTGCCGCGCAGCAGCGCATCCAGATTGAACTTCACGTCCATGGTCGCGCGCTGCTTAGCCGTCAGCACGCGCTTCACCAGTGCCTGCTCGATCGACTGCACGAGCGGGTTGATCGAAGTCTTGTACCAACCGCCGATGATCTGTTCGATGCCGCTGCCCCACACGGTGGTGTCGGCTGCGTGATAGACCACGACCGGGGGCACGTCGAACCAGCGGCAGATTTCCGTGGTGGTGAAGCGACGCGCGTCCATCAGCTGCATCTGCTCGGGGGTCGCGCTGAGCTGCTGGTATTTCATGTTCGCCTCGAGCACGAACAGGCGCGACTCGGTGCCGGTCGCCATCTCAACGAATCGTTCTTGCAGCGCCTGACGCTGCGCCGGCTTCAGCACCTGATCGGCCATCAGCACCGCAGTCGGCTTGCCGCCGTTGCTGAAGGTCTTCTGTGCGGCCTTCGCCTGCGCGCTGCCCTCGCCGATAGTGCCGGCCATGTATTCGAGCTTGGCCAGGCCGGTGGTGCCGTTGCCGAGGCCTTTCAGGTGCAACACGTCGCGGTCGGGAAAGATAAACACCGTTTCGCCGAGGTGGTAGTGGTGCCACACCTCGCCGACCGGATCGATGACCGTCTGCACCTGATCGCTCGGCATCGGCCACCACGCGATCGCCTCGCCGTCTGCAGCTCGCACGATGCGCGCGTAGGCGTTGCCCCGCATGTCGTGGTTGATCATCATGGCGCGCCAGAACTCGAAGGGCGTCATGCGTGAATTCGGGCTCTCGTGGAAGATGCCCTGAATGCGCGAGCCGTTCGCGACTGAGCGCACCGCGCCACCGACCGCCTTCGTCAACGCGTTGAGCGGCAGCGAGGCAATGATGTTGGCGCGTTTCTCGACGCAGGCCCACACGGTCGCGAGCTGCAACGCGAGGTCCGACGTCACGCCCGGCACCTCGCTCACGAGAGGCGCGCTCGGGGTGTTCAGCACGGGGCCGAATCGTTCTGTCAGTGCGCCGGCCTTGAAACCGAACCACGAGGCGACTTGGATTGCGTAGCTTGTTGGCGTCATGCGATGACCGGGCTGTTAATGAAGTCGTCCAAGTCCGCCGCCTGTTCTGCCGTCAGGTGCAGCAGCCCCTCGGCCATCGCGAGCGCGACGATGCCGTCGATGCGGCCGCGGCTCTTGCGCTTGGTGAAGTGCTCGTTCCCGAGACTGTCTTTCTCGAGCACCGCAGAGGCCGCGCACCAAGTCAGGACGGGATTTTTCTCGATCAGCAGGCGACCGTCCACCACGTCCTTCGATAGCACCTCGATCGATCGCGGCATCCACAGTGAACCAACCTCGGAGCCGTCAGGCCGTTTCTTCGGTGCCGTTTTATAGCTCCCCTGCTTGTGGCTCACAAGGCGAACCCTCGAGCCCAGCTCCTCGAGCACCGGTCGCAGGTACTCGATTCGGTGCGGGTCGAACGCGATTTCGTCCAGCCCGGGGATCTGGTGTTCCAGCTCGAAGATGCGTTGGCCGACGAACTGATAGTCGATAAAGCGACCGGGCACGCCGTGAATGTGCCCGTCGTCGATCCACTCGCGATACGTGACGTGATCCTCGAGGCCCCGGTCTACGGCGGTGTCGTCGGGGGTCCAGAACTCGACGCGAGCGACGACCTTGCCGTCGCGGTCCTCGGCGGTCAACGCGAGCGCGGTCAAGTCCTGCGTTTCGGAGAGGTCGAGCCCGCCGACCACGCGCTCGCAGGTCTTCAGCACCTCGAGGGCGTCGAACTCGTGCTCGGTCGCGCGCCAGAGGTCGCCGTCGATCCACGGATTCTCGGCGTCCACCCACATGCAGAAGTTGAGCCGCTGCACGCTCGAGCGCTTCGCGGGCATCTGCCGGCCCTGCTTCACCTCGTTGCGGAGGTAGGTTTTCTGGATGATCTTCCCGAGGCCGGGGTTCGCCTTCGACCAGCAGGCCTCGCTCGCGAACGGATCGTCGTCCTCATCGAGCGCGCAGACGTAGGCGAACCACGAGTCGTCGCGCACGAGCTGCATGGCGACGCGCCTCGAGTACTCGTGGTGCTCGTAGCAGATGGTCGTTCGATCGAACCCGCTGTTCGTGATTTCGACCGTGAGCGGTTGCCTGCGCCACTTCTGGCCAGCGCCGGCCATGTTCACCATGGTGGGCTCGGCGTGCTCGTGAACCTCATCGATCAGAAAGCAGTGCGGGCGCGGGCCGCTCTGCTTGTCCTCGCTCGCGATCGCGCGGAAGTAGCTGCCGGTTTTCAGGTAGCCGAGGTGGTGGCATCGCTCGTTGTTCGGCGTCTTCACCAGTCGCTGCTGCAGCGACGGCGACTGATCGACCATGGCGACGGCATCTTTGAACAGGATCATGGCCTGATCCTTCTTGGTTGCGCCGGCGTACACCTCGGCACGCGCCTCGTCGTCGCTGGTCAGGCAGAACAGGCCAATGCCTGCGGCCAGAGGGCTCTTGCCGTTGCCCTTGCCGATTTCGATGTACGCGACTCGAAAGCGCCGCAGCCCGCTCGCCTTCATGCGCCACCCGAAGATCGAGCCGACGATGAACTGTTGAAACGGCAGCAGCTGGAACGGCTTGCCCTCGAACTGGCCACCGTTCAGGCGCAGCACGGTCGGGAAGTACTCGAGCGCCGAGGTGTTCGGCACGAAGATCAGGCCGCGCTTCGCGCCCTTCTCGAGGTCGTCTATGTGGCGCTGGCATGCAGCGCGCACGAGCGGGCCTGCTGGCTCGAGTCCGGCTAGTGTGCGTTCCGCATAGCTTGTGACGGGATCAGCGGAAGAACTTGTTCGCCGCCTCTTCGTCGGGGTCGCCGATGTTGCCAGAGTCACTCGGAATTCCGATCTGAATGCGCGTGCGCGATGCGGGGCTCATGCCGAACTCGGCTGCGTAGCGGGCCATATCGGCTCGAGCGCTGCGCAGCGTGCCGACGATCGGGTTTTGGATCGGGTTCCCGTTCTTCGTAAGGATCATCAGGCCCTCCGTCTGCAGGTTTTCCATCTCGGCGAGCGCGCGCCCCGCCTTCACCCAAATCGAGTACGCGTCGCAGTACGCCGCCAACATCGGGCGATCGACGGAGGTCATTAGCCCGACTTTGAACAGGCCGTCGATGACCCGGTGCCACTCCTCAACGCCGTCTGCGTTCAGGGTCGCGGGCGGCGCAGGTCGAGCTGCTGCAGGCTTCGCCTCATTCTTCGGCAGCGCTCGCTTCCCGGCGTTGCCGGTTACGAGCTTCAGGGCGGTGGGCAGTGGCTTCGGGCCGTTGCGTCCGGGCATTACGTCTTTCGGGTTTGCTCGTGCAGGATGCACGGCCCTGTGAAGCGCCACCGCAGGCGATGGTGGATCCGATTCACAGCAGGGTCGAAGCCTACGCGAGTCGCGCTCGGGTGGTACATGACGGTGTAGAAAGACTTAACGTACGTGCCGCTTTCGAGGTAGAGGTCCGTCATGCCGCCCGCGCTTTTCTGCGTCGTGACCTGCATCAATGCCACGTCCTGCACGGTGAAGAACAGATGGCCCAAGGGGCTCAGGCTGATGTACGCATTGACGTCCTCGTTCACCCTGCCGACGAACTCGAACCGGCGCTCGGTGTCGCACAGAAAACTGTTCATCGCCTTGCGTTTGAGCTGATAGCGCGTGCCGCATTCGACGCCGCCCGGGAAGTCGCCGGTCTGTGCCATCGCGATCGAGAGCGCCGGGATCGTCTTGAACCAATCCAGCATCGCGCCGAGCACCGCATCGAGGTCGCGCACCTTCCAGCCGTTGACGAAGGTGCCCTCGGCATCGCGCTTGTGCCAGAACGCCGTGTAGTCGTCATCGAGCACGATGAAGTAGCGGTAGCTCATCGCCTGAGCCACGTCGAAGGCAGCGTTTCGGGCATAGACCACGCCGCGCCGCCCGAAGTTGTCGCCGTCATCGATGCGCGCAGCGATCGCGGCCTTGTCGAACACCTGCACGAGGCCGGGATAGTTCGCGCGGTACCGATCCCCGGTCGGGTCTTCGTTGTCGATCAGGATGCAGACCGGGCCCGTCCAGCCGTGCTTGCGCAGGGCCTCGAGCGTGATCACCTTGTCGGGCCTGCCGTGCGACACGATCATCGCTAGCAGCTCAGTCTTCATCGGGCTCTCGTGCTTCAGCGCTGAGGGCCGACAGGCGGTTCGATAGTTGCACGTAGCCGGCCTCGATGGCCTGTTTGAAGTCGATGATGACGAGGGCCGAGGCTTCCATCAGGCGCTGCACCTGAGCCGGCGCGTGGCAGTAGTACTCGGCGATCTGGTGATAGTCGAAACGCACGTGCCGGCGCGCGGCCATCAACAGGAAGCGCTCGACTTCAGCCGGCAGGTCGGCGCTCTCGATCGCCTTGCACAACTCGTCGGCCTTCGTGGTGTCGGCCAGCTCGCCGATCCCCGGTCGCTCGCCCTTCGCCGTGTAGACGGGGCTCTCGATCTTCGCGGTGTACTGCGAGCCGCCCGCGCCGGGGATTTGACTGCGGGTGAAGCCGAGGTCCGCAGGGTTCCAGCCGCTTAGCTTCAGCTCGGCCAGCTCGAAGCCGAGCATGGTGTTGTCCCACCCTGCATTCATGGCCATCTGGTTGTCGGCCAAGATGTAGGCGCGTCGCTGATCCTCTTTCCAGCCGGTGCAGTCGAGCACCAGCACGCACCCCTCGGGCAGCAGCTCGCCGTCCGGCAGCTTCAGCCGCTTGCCCTCGCGGTATAGCTTGCTCGCGGCCATGACCCGACCGTGCCCCGCGACGATGCCGCTGGCGTCGGCCAAGATCGGGTTGGTGAAGCCGAACTCGAGCATGGCTGCGGCCAGCTCTCGGACCTGCTTGGGGCTGTGCGTCCGGGCGTTTCGAGCGTAGGGCACGAGGTCGGCGACGGGTCGAGCCTGCAGCTTGTCCCCGAAGCCTTTCGACCCCCCCTGCGGTTCCGACCCCCCCTGCTGTAGCTGCGGCGGCAAATGCGGAC